AGGTTATGCTCAGGTCTATACAGTAGGGAATCAAGCAGGGCAGCCAGCAAGGCCAGCACCTCAGAACCCTTGGAATCCAAACCAAGTGTTTTGTTACCGGGAGATCCCGGAGGTGTTTCATGCCGCAAATCCAATCCGCCCCTGCGGACAAGTCCAGCAAGAACGAGACCATCAAGAGTCTTGTAAAAACCGTCACCTCGCTAGAGGGGGTGACCAAGGGGCTCGTCGACAAAGTCGCCGAGATGTCCCAACCGGTCTACCAACCTCACAGGACCCCTGGCAATCTTTTTGGGATTGTCCGGGGCGAGTTTGGCAAGGACTCTCGCCCCTATAGTTTCCTCAACCTGATCAAGGCGTTGAAGAATCGTTCCTGGGAAACAGCGAAACAGGAACATGGCGTTCACCAGGAACTGGTGAAGGCAGGGTACCAGCATGAAGGGGGCTTCCTTGTCCCCAGTGACCCTGACGCTATTGAACGGTTCAGCCCCTCGGCTTTTGCGGGCATCAAGAGCATCATGAAGCTCTCCGATGATGCGCAACAACCCGATGCCTATGCCAAGGCGATGAAAGAGGTCACGAACAAGGCCCTTTCCGCATTTGGTTCCGATGTCCTTGGTGGTGCGCTGATCGACACCAAGATGGCCAACAGCATCATCGAGTTGCTTCGTGCCCAGGTCGCAACCGTTGCGGCAGGTGCCACGCAAATCCAGCTACCTCCCTCTGGCCAGTATGCATGGGCTCGCCAGACCCAGGACCCAACCTTCTCGTGGGTTGGCGAAAACACTGCCATTGGCAGTTCGGATCCCTCCTTCGGCTCGATCCTCTTTTCCGCCAAGAAGGCTGCAGCACTGGTTTACTTGAGCAACGATGCGCTCCTCTTTACCAATCCCGCTATCGAGGTTGTAGTTCGACAGGCACTTGCCGAGAAGGGAGCCCGTTTTGAGGACGCAGCCTTCCTTGAGGGAACGGGCGGTTCCTACCAGCCCTTGGGTATCATCAACCAGGCTGGCCTGACCAGCCACACTGCACAGGTGACTGGAACCAATGGTGACACCTTCCAGCCTGAAGATGTGCTCAACATGATCGCCAAGGTGGAAGAGGCCAACGACATGCAGGGCATGACGGCTTTTATCATGCGTCCTTTGATGTGGTCGGCCATCGCCAACCGCCGCGCCGACTCGGTCACCGCCAACGATGCCAAGGGCCCATTCATGTTCTGGACCACTCGTGGCGACATGAACGGCGGGGTTCCAAAAAGCCTAAATGGCGTGCCTGTCATCACCACCAGCACGGTGTCCAACACCCGCGTCAAGGGTTCGGGGACCGCGCTCTCTTATGTCCTTGGTGGCAACTTCAAGCGTGCGATCATCGCCCGTACAGGCACCATGGAAATCTTCGCACTCAGCTCGGGTGAGGAATTCAAGGCTGACCAGACCGTAGTCCGCGCGATCATGCGCCTGGACTTCAACCTGACCCACACCAAGCCGTTCGTGTTCTGCGACAACCTGGTGGTTGGTTAATACCGGCTGGTTTTTTTTGATAAACATTTTGACATTCAGGAGATTTTACAGTGAATATTTTGACGGATCTAGTCAATGCAGTAGTTTCTGCGCAACTCCTCAAGCCGCAGAGTATCGCAAGCAGCACCACCACCAACGGCACCGGCGCGGACTTCCAAACCGCCGCCGTCCGTTTCCAGGAGTTTGCGGTTGTCCAAGCCGGAACCATCACTGATGGTACCTACGCCTTTAAGCTGCAAGAGTCGACGGATAACTCGACCTGGACCGATATCAGTGGGGCCACCGCCTCGCTGACTACCACCAACGCCAGCAGCAACACGATCATCGCCTTCTATCGCACCAAGCGATACCTGCGTGCGGTCGTCACTTCAACTGGCGTTACCGTTGGTGGTCTCTTCGCAGTTCTGGGTCTTGCCCAACTGCAACGTCCTGGAGGCACCGCCCTCGTGCCTTAATGGTTTTGCCCCATTTCCCCATAGCCCTGCCTGGGCTGTGGGGGATTGTTTTGGAGGAGTCTCAGTGAATATTTTAACGGACCTGGTCAATGCGATAGTCTCTGGACTGGTGTTTCGGCCCACCAATATCAACGCAAACAGTACATGGGTCGGTAGCTTAGTAGACTTCCGACTTGGCTCCTCCCGTTTTCAGGAATTTGCGGTCATTCAGGCCGGGACTATCACCGATGGCAGCTATGAAATCAAGCTGGTCGAATCTAATGAAATGTTTGCGAATTTTACCGACGTAACCAATGGGATCGTTTCGTTAACCAGCGCCAACTCCAACAGCAACACGATCTTTCCTTTCTATCGCACCAAGCGATATCTAAAGGCGTTTATTACTTCTTCAGGTTTGACTGGAGGTGGTTACTTCGCCGTTCTGTGCCTGGCCCAACAGCACCGTCCTGGGGCGACCGCTTTGGTTCCCTAACAGTTCGTTCGCTTTCCTTTCTTGCTCGATCAATGGGCATTCTTGGGTGATTTTCAAGGAGGTTTTCCAGTGAATATTTTAACGGACCTGGTCAATGCGGTAGTCTCGGCTCCCCTGCTTACACCCTCCAATATTACATTTAGTGGAGTGACTGCGGGTGTTATGAGAGACTTTAGGCCAGGAACTACCCGGCTCCAGGAGTTTGTGGTTATTCAGGCAGGGACAGTTACAGATGGTAATTTTGATTTCAAATTGCAAGAATCAAACGACCAGCTTACTAACTATACGGATGTCGCAAACGGGCTCATTTCGCTTACCAGTGCCAACTCCAACACCAATACGATCCTTCCGTTTTATCGAACAAAAAGATGGCTGAAGATGGTCGTTACTTCCACGAATGTGACCAGCGGTGGGTATTTTGCAGCAACAGGATTCGCCCAACAGCACCGTCCTGGGGCGACCGCTTTGGTTCCCTAACAGTTCGTGCGCCTTTCTCCCCGGCTCAAGTTGTACGGGGCCGGGGAGGGTGGCGGTTTTCCTTATTGAACCAAGGGCATTTCCAATTGGCACTCTGCACGCTTTCCGATGTAAAGAACGGGCTTGGGATCACTGGAAACTCCAGCGATGCCGTGCTTGCGCTTTGCCTTGATGCAGCGGACAGGGGAATCAAGGACTACTGCAAGCGCGAATTCGAGAGCCGCACCTACACGCATTTCTTCAGCGGCAATGGCCTCAAGGAACTCATCGTCCGGGAATTTCCTGTCCAATCCGTCACCTCGGTCTGGATGGATCCCGCCGGTTACTTTGGCCAGGGGACTAACAATCCTTTCAACTCCACGACCCTTCTTTCCCCGGGTTCCGATTACGCCCTAAGGATCGATGACACGCTCAATGGCTGGAGCATCTCGGGAATCATCGACCGCCTCGGATCCGCCAACAACCAGGGGTACTACTTCCAGCCCTTTGGTGGATCGCTTTCCCTGGGTGGCCGCTCGACAAGCTGGAACAAGGGGCAGGGGAACATCAAGGTCACCTACACCGCCGGGTACACTTCCATCCCGTCCACGCTCAAATCGTGTTGTGTTTTCTACGCGGGCCACATCTTCAAAACCTTCCCCAATGCCGGGCACCTTGCTTCCTCCGAAAGCCTCGGTGGCTATTCCTACTCGCTTATGGGTGGTGATAGTGGAGGCGCTCCCGAACTGGGGAGCATCCGCCAGATGCTGACCCGTTACAGGAGGGTCGCCATCTGATGAGCCTTCCCTTCCTTCTCTCCAAAGACACCGCAACGCTCCAGCGCCCCAACATGGCGGGCCGGGATGGTGCTGGGGCCGTCACACGCCCAACCTGGTCTACCATCGCCACCGATATCCCCGTGAGGATCGCTCCGCCCAGTGGCTCCCAGCGGGCCGCTTTCGCCCAGCAACAGATCGAGATCTCCTGGACGGTCATCACCCAAAGCGATGAGCCCAAAAACGGCGACCGGTTTCTGACAAGCGATGGCAGGTATCTGCGCATCGTGGGCTACTCTCCCATCAAAAAAATGGGAGGCATCCCCAGCTTCAACGAGTTCCCCTGTCAGGAGGTCAAGCAATGAGCGTGACCACTCTGACTGGCCAGATTGCTGCCGCCCTGATTGCCGCGCCTTCCGTGACGGACCTTTGCCCCGCCTCGTCCATTGTGATGGGGGAGGCCGCAGAAGGGACGGGCCTGCCCGTGATCCAGGTCAACGAGGGGAGAACCCAGGTCGATTGGACCTTCACCGGGATCCAGATCGAACGGGCGGGAATCACCATCGAGATTTACGCTGTGGGTGCCGAGGTTGCGGATTCGATGCAGCGGGCCGTGAGCGCGGTCCTTGACGCCTACAGGAATGCGACCTTTGCCACGATCAACCGGGTTATGGCCTGCGTGCGTGACTCCATGAACATCGCCCCCGATGGCAGGACCGTGGATGGCACGCTGGTCTATCGGGCAACAAGTAGTTTTACGGTCCTTGTGGAGGTGAGCGTCTAATGAGCCTGGATGTCGCCACCCTTTCGGGAACCCTGACCTGGATGCTGTCCAAAGCCAACCCTGGCTTCAGTGACACCAAACAGAGTGGTTCTGCCTCCCAGACAATCACCTACCCTGTCGCAACGATCAACCAGATGGTGGCCAAAGTCTTGACGATTGCCGCCTCCGGGACGGCAACCATTGACCTCTCCTCCAACATCGACCTGGTGGGGGATGCGGTGGCCATGACCAAGGCGGTTGCGTTGTACATCGCAAGCACTGGCAGCAACATCAAAGTCACAGGCCATGGGACCAATGGGCTCTCCACCTGGTTCCTTCAGGCCTCGGGGGAACTTCATGTAAGGACTGGCGGGTTCGCCAT